CCTGCTCCCTTGTTGATTATCTTACCAATCTTCTCATCACCAGCACCATACAAGAAGCCATAGATAAATGTCTTGGCGTTGTTTCTTGTTGGTAATCCTGCTGCTTCCTGATTGGTAGTGTGAATGTCACCATTCAAAACCACATCTGCATAATGTCCATTGTCGTAAGCCGCCATGTAATGAGCAAGACAGCGCAACTCAAGACCAGAAGCATCAGCACCAAGAAGACTATAGCCTTTAGGAGCATGAAAGAGTGACCGACATTCTGTGCCGTACTCTGCCCCAACACTAGGGACTTGTGCCATGTTAGGCTTGGAGTGTGTGCAACGAGAAGTCGCAGCACCCATGTGATTAACCCTACCATGTAGTCGTCCTTTCTGTTCCATCTTCAGCCATGCCTGTTTGCCTGTGGCTAACTGACCAATGCGTTTGTTAAGTAGTAAGTACTCACTCAGCATCCTAGCCTCTGGCATATCAATACCAGACAGCACAGTCTCATCTACCTTTGGTTCACCTGTATCAGTAAAGCTTTCAGGTGTCCAACCTCTAGCTATAAGCCTCTCACCTATCTGCTTACGAGAAGCAGGATTAAATGGGATGACCTTTGTCTTAGTCTTTAACTCTACTATAGTAGGGTCAAAGGTAGTCTGTAACTGTTCTTCTAGTTCAGCCTTGCGTGATGCTAGTTTAGTGTACAGTTTCTGTGCTTGTTGTACATCGAACGGAAAGCCTAGTGCCTCCTGATCAAGAAGCATCGTATGAAGTTCCGTTTCCAGATCAAGCGCATCCTGACTGAAGTTCTTCTCAACAATCTTTTCATAGAGTTTCTGCGTAACCTTGGTATCCTGTACACAGTACTCATACATATCGGTTGTGTATTCTGCAAAGCTCTCAACACCACTATTGAAGTCACCTTTTAATTCTCCTAGTCTTATGCCCCATGCCTTGAGACTGTGGCTACCAATCAGCCTAGCATCAATGCGTCCCTGTTTGTGTAGCTTGAAGTCAACCTCTTTAACATCAGGCCATATAGTCCTAGAGTATACCAGAGTATCAATCAGTGTTGCGTCTGTTTCAAAACCGTGTAGCTTCTTTAGTACTCGTAAGTCATAGTCAATAATGTTATGACCAATCAGTACATCAGCACGACTGAGAAACTCTACACCATCCTTGATATTGTCTGGGTCAAAGCCGTGTACCTCTCCAGTGTCTACGTCTCTTGCTATGATACACCATACTCTAGTGACATCAGGTAGCAAGTTGTCTGCTTCTAAGTCAAATATTAATCTCATGCTCTGTCTCCGCAGTAGCTAGTTAAAACTCTATGTCGTCCTCATCTTCTTCTTCAAAGATTGTTTCTATCATACGTCCTGTTGTAGTGTTGTATTCTAGTGAACAACATAATCCTGTTTCACCAGACCAGCGATTCTTGAGTACCCTGACCTGACTAATGTTTGGATGTGTATCATCCTGCTGGTTTCTCTCCAGCCCTATCACCATGTCTGATAGCTGACCAATGGCAGCACTACCACGCAACTGTGCCATGGATGTCTGTGCGCCATCCTCATGTCCTCTGTCACCAGACGGACGCTTGAGATGGGACACAAGGATTAGACCACAGTCTAGTTCCTCAACCAAGGCACGTAGTCTTGTCATAGTATTGTCAATGATTCTACGTTCATCGCCACCCTCAAGACCTGAGACGACAATGGAGATATGATCGAGAATGATGTATCTACAATCGCATCCCCTAACGAGGTATCTAATCTTAGATAGGAGGTTATCGGAGTCAGTGCTTCCCCAATGATCGTATAGGAATACTCTACCTGATCCCACAGTGTTGTCAAAAGCTTTTCGTAACTCATCTTCTGGTACATCCTTCTGTGTTAGATGAAGTAACTGGTTCATCTCAATAGACATCAGTCCTAAACCAGTACGCTTTACGTTCTCTTCCAGAGCAATGTAGCCTATGGTCTCTCCTGACTTGACAATGTTGTGTGCCAACTCACGAGCAAACTGAGACTTACCAATACCACTACCAGCAGTAATCGTTACAATCTCACCACGCCTACAGCCCCCTGTCTTTTCCTGTAGTCCTGAGTATGGGTAGGGTATACTGAACTTGTCATCCTCAGTAATAATCAAATCCCATATGTCAGTACCAGCAATGATACCATCAGGACGGTATGTCTTAGCACCCCACATGGCATCAAGTAACTCGCTTGTACGTCCAGCTACTAGCATATCACTAGCGTCCTTTAGTGGTAGCTTTGCTATCTTTACCTTGTTAGGTGGTAACACAGAGGCACATTCCATTGCTGCCTGTTGTCCCTTCTCGTCATTGTCAAACATAAGAATGATGGACTCAAACCTGTCCAGCCATTCTATTGACCTACCCAATGCCTTCTTTGCAGAAGCTACACCAGATGGTAACGATACCACAGGCCACTTGTTATCTAGTACCTGTGACAGAGACATAGCATCTAGCTCACCCTCTGTGATGGTAACAAACTTACCACTGTCACGCCAGAGGTGTTCGCCAAATAGCCCCACCTTCTTCATGTTACCAGTAGCAAGGAAGTCTTTGTTGGGGAAACGTATCTTCTGTCCCTGTAGCTTACCAGTTGCGTCACGGTAGTTAGCTACTTGTACTGTCTGTCCTCTGTACTCTGCTACCCCATACCCCCAGAACTCACAGGTCTTTTTAGAAAGCTTGCGCTTCTTCAGTTCTTTGAACTCAACTGGTAGCATGGCTGTATCATGTACTTCCATTTCTGCTATCACTTGTTCCTGATTGTCTGGATGGGTATAGGTTTCGCAAGAGAAGCAGTAGTGAGAACCATCACTATATAATGAGTTAGCATCACTACTGCCACAGTGAGAACAAGACGTATGTCTTATGAACTCACTACTCTCTTCCATCAATGCCTTCCTCGATGACATCTGCCATCATTCTAAGTTGCTGTACAAAGTATGTAAGAAACTGATCATCATACTTTTCAGTATCCTCTAACATGATGTAAGCCATCACATCATAGGGTACTTTCTTCTTGAACTCTACATCATCAAGGTAGATAGATACGCTTAATCCATTCTTAGTAAACTCAGCGTTCATATCAATGTCAGTAATGAGTTCTTCTTTTACATCAATGATACTCATGTTTTAGCCTTCTCTTCTCATTATGAACTTTATTAATCAATATACCTCGCCTTTTAGGTATACACTCTTTTAATAAATAATGAATGATATCGGTTTTACTCCAATGTTGTTCTAGATGGTCTACTACCGTTGGTGTATCCCATACTCCAAAGTAAGGTTCATATCCATAGTAAACAAGAAACTCTTTCTTAGTTAATTGTTGACCCTTCTCAACTTTCTTATCAATCTTCTCAACTCTAGCAAGAGATTTCAAAGCTTGTTCTTCCCATCCATCTGATATGTCACCCATCTAACCACTCCTCTGGTATAGTTGCTTCAGCCCAGACAAACCCATGAAGGTTTGCCCACTCAGCACAAGTCATCTTAGTCCCATCCTTACGTTTCTTTGCACCCTGTATGGTTGCGTTAGCGTTCTGAAACACAAAGCGAATATCCAACTCAGGATACTGTGCCTTGATTGCCTTCATCTTACGCTGTGCATCCTGCCTGAAGTACCCCTTCAACTCTACATACATAGCGTTGACTTGGTGTTCAGTCCCTAGCTTTAGGTCAGGTACATAGTGACGCTCCACATAGTATGCCAGTTTATCTGGTTCATAGATATGTGGAACGCCACGCTGGTTTAGGTCAGAGATGACTCGTTCCTCAAAAGTCCCCTTCGGCATCGGCATCTACCTGATTGTCGTCAAACATATCTGACGCATCATCCTTGGCTACAGCCTCAGCAACAAAGCCATCCTCTTCATCAAACATATCCTTACCGTTTGCGTACTCAACCAAGTCAATAATCTGTACACCCTTCATGCGTAGGGAAGTACTCACTTGCTTGGTGGCTGGCATCATGTAGGGTGAGATGTCAAAGGCTACCTTAACAGTAGACCCATTACCAATGAGGACGCCAGTGACAGGGTTACGCTTGCTATCTAGTACGACAGGCTTTGGTGCTACATACATAGTACCATCACGTGACCTACCCTTGGCGTTCTTCTTTACCTTGAAGACAATGTTACCAGTCTCGTTACCATCGTTGTCAACCTCAGGCTGATATGGTTTGCGGATGGACAGGCTTGCCTTTAACTTAGGGTTAGCCTTGACGTGCTTGTTGAACTCTGCCTCGCAGATGTTATCAAGCTGTTCACATACGCTTGCCGCCTCATCCTCAGGGATTACGACATCAATAGAATAGACACCATCAGGATTAAACTTTGTCTCTGGGTCAAACACTTTTGCCCACATCGCTTTACCTTTGATGACTAAGTTTTGCATTTTGTTTTCCATTCAATACTCCAATCGTTTTGTTGAAATGGCTAGAGGGTAACTTTAGAAACTTAGGCGAAGAAGTAGTCTGACTCCAGTACTCTTCGTAAGTCTAAAGCTCCACTAGTCGGTGGATGTGGTAGGTCACTCGTACCTAACACCTTGGTTGCATGATTACGCAAGTCGTTAAGAACGTCATGCTCCTCATACATATTAACAAACTCCTCTCTAAGTACCTCAGACAGCAGAGGCATCATGGTACTGTGTGTACCGTAGCTATCGTGAACCATTGCATAGTCCTTGATACCATAGGTAGAAGCCTTGTTAATTGTCTTGGTCATGGCGGCAGCATCTAGACTGTGAATAAAGTTAGGGCTACTACCAAGTCCTGTTCTTCTCTTGTTTACACTATTTTCTTTGTCTTGTAAATAGGTAACTGTAAGTATCTCACCATTGAGATGAGTTTTAATTCTCTTCTTGTCTGTCTGGTTGTACTGTTGTAGTACTAGCCAGCCTGTTGGTGTGACCCACTCCATGTACTTGTTATGTTCTGAGTAGGCCTCACCTATCTCTTTAACATAGTCCATCACCCTTGATGCGGCTTGGATAACATCAGAGATAGAGTCCCACACAAACTTAGCAAGGTAGGAACTAGCCTCGAAGCAGTCATCACCAAAGATGTTCTCTTCTCCTTCCTCAATGCGTTCCTTTATTGCATCCTGAATGTACTGTCTACAGGCATGGCGTGTACCAGAGTAGGGTACAATCATGACTGGTCTCTTGGTTAGCTTGCGGTCTATACCAAAGGCAAGACACTTCCGTGCTAGTTCAGTATCATCCTGCTTCAGTTTGTCCACAGTCTCATCAGCTACCTGTTGGTAGATATCCTGAGGACTGTCGGTTGGTACAAGGTTAGTGGCATACCCCCCACGCTCGTCCCTGAGGATGGCTGACAGGTGTTGTAGTCCGTTACAGCTACCATCTACAGCGACAGGTAGCGTGGACTCATAGCCCCACCCCTGCTTGTTCAATGCAGCAAACTCAAAGCACCATGCAAGAAACTGGAATGGCTTGTCTGCCTCAGTCCACAACGTGTAGTCGTATGGGTTAGCCACAATCCTGTTGACCTCATCAACAAAGTTCCACGCCCATGTCTCTCGCTCGTTCAGGGTTATCTTGTCGTTGCCATACAGGTTAGCACCATGTATACACAACCACCTAGCATCATCCCAGTTCTTGATGGGTACACTGTACTTGAACCTCATCAGAGACTTAGACCAGTCAGCCCCCTGTGGTGAGAGGAAGGTGCTGCTTGCGTACTTGCGTGAACGGAAGTCATTCTGCCACACATAGTAGAACTCATCACGCTCACTGTACGACTGTGCTACCTGTAGTGTACGCTCTACTTGGATACGCTTACTGATAGTTCTGTTGTTGAATGAGTATATCTCATTACGCTTGCGTGACCAGAGGCGGAAGGCTTCCCTGTCTTCCTCTGACAAGTCTCTAGGGTCTCTGTCAAAGGGATAGTCTGGTAGTGGTACATCCTCTCTGGCTGGTAGTCCTGCCCATGACTGCCCATTCTCCCATAGGTTTAACATAACCTCTAGTAGTTGGTAGTTAATAGACCATGGTGTGTTCTGTAAGGCGTTGAGACAGTCATACTCTTGTCTCAAGTCTAAGCCTGACAATCTTTTAAGGTGGTACTTTAGACTCATGATCGCCTCACTATCGGTAGTTCATCTATAATCTTACCATGGTAGCCACCACCAGTCACCCCTGTCCACTCCTTAGGTGGTATGATACATGGTGCATACATTGGCTTGGCTACCTCTGCTATTTCATTAAAAGCTTTTACCCATTCCTCTGTTCCTTGTGTTGCCTTGATATGATTGACTGTCTTCTTACTACTTATTACTTGCTTTGTCAACTCAATAATGCCTGTTGTCTTAATGATAACATCAACCATCCTGAGTCCAACATGGATACGGTCTGTCTTACTCCACTGCGTGTGGTTGTATCCATCCTTGTTCATCTTGTGGGTTAGTCCAAACCTTCTAGCTGTCATGCCCTTCTTCATGGCAAGCTTGATGGTGTTCTCTGCTACTGAACCCTCTGATGCTATCCACTTGTCTAGTCTGTCCTGTATTTCTATGTTAGCACCAATGGTACTAGCAACATGAAGTAGTATAGTCTTCTTTGACAGGCTATCTACAAGAGAAACACAGGCTATAAAGGCTACCTGTTCTGCATCCATGTCCTTGATAAGTCCATGTGTGATGTCACGGTTAGACTTAGGGTTGTCCTGTATGTCCCTCACGCCCTCACTGACAGCCTCTATAATCCTAGACAGTATAGCCCTACCATGCTTTGTTTGTCCCTCCCTGTTGCCGCTTACAGCCGCATCTAAAGCCTTTCTAAATCGGTGGATACCACCAGTCATCATTTCTGCTTCTAGTTCTAGCTGATTTTCTAAAGTTACGCTCATAGAGAGACCCCCCTGTTACATATAATATATTACATACCCAACACAGGGCATAAACACAAGCAGAAGTAGGCCTATCATCTGTAGTGAAACAGCATTGTCAAGGTCTGTTAGTGTTCCTATTAAACTGGCACACAGTAGAAAGATAATAGGTATCCAGATAAACAAATCCATCAGTCTTCTCCAAAGTTAAACACTCGTTCTAGTTCATCTCGTGTGTAGTAGGATAGATAGGTTAGTGGTTCTTCTGACCACTGAGTGTTACAACTAGAGCAGTACCACTCAATCTTATCATCTACTGCATACAATGCTTCTGCTTCTCCGTCATTACAGTGACGACAGACTGCTGTTCCCATACTCATGGCTTAATCATCTCCCATATCTTTGACATCTCCCTTGCCTTCATTACCTTACCATCCATAAAGCCTGACTTGTACTTCACATGGTACTGTGGTTCTTTGTCCTTGTTATAACTATTGTTATAACCACCAAAGTGATAGCCCTCATAGTAGCCTATTACATAGGCATTATCATAACTATTTCTTTTACTAGTCATTATTCTAGTCCTTCCTTTACCTTATACTCTGGGTGTTGTTCACTTACTGCCTTCTCAAGGAGTGCAACCAGTCCCTGATTAATCAGGGTTTGCTTTGCCTCATCACTTACATCAAAGGTGATAGTTGCACTACCATCCTCATGTTCTACTACTTCCTTAACTACTATCATCATAGTCCTAGTTCCTTCCTTCTCAGTTCTGGATTAAAGAACTCTCTGAACTCTGTGCGTGGCATCTCAGCCCTGCCACAAGGCTTACCAAAGACTGCTGTATATTCTTCTTCTAGTCGTCTGTCTGCTACTCGTGCTGTGTGTCCTATGACTGTGTCCCTCTGCTTGCGGTACAGGTCAGCCTTAACAGACCACGTCTTGAAGCCTGTGCTGTCCCCATTCCAGTCATGCTCTGATGCTATCTGCTCACACATCTCAACACACTGAGCATAAGACCTTGAGTATTGTTCACTGGGTTTCATCTCATCCTCACTTATCTTCATATAGAACTGTGTTCATCTACCACTTGATCTGCTATATCAAGGCAGTCTTTTAATCCTGCTTCGTAGGCATCTTGAATAGCTGTTGCGATTAACAACAAATCTGCCAAGCTGATTTCAACTGTTACTTTTTCTTCAACTTTTCTAGCTATTGCTACTGCATTAAATTCGGGTTTCATCTTACCACCTTGTTTTAAATTCTTTCAAAAACCATTCCTTACTAGTGTCGGTTGACCATTCGCCGTGGTCGTTGAGGAAACATTCATAGACTACACAGGCCTCATGCGCCATGTCGTCATCTTTCCAGACACACAGATCAAACATCCGTTCACCAAGTTGGACACCATACCAAGCGTTGTCCTCGTCACGCCCACTATGTTCGCTCTGGATGTGGGCATCAGTGTTATAGAACGCAGTCAGGTAGCCCTTCTCGTAGTCGGACAACTCCAGTTCGTCATTGTCTTCAGGGTCTACACTGAAACAGATTTTGACAATGCCCTCGTCCTCATCAGATATAAACCAGTCTTCACGACTTGGTAGCATCATCTCTAGTGCTTGTAGTAATTCATATCTAGTCATTGTCCTTGTCCTTCCTATTCTGATTGGCTGTGTGTTCAACATGACAGTCAAAACAAATCACCCTACACTTCCTCATCTCATTAATAAGTCTTTTAAGATTAGTTGCCGCTAGGTTTCCTACATTATCAATCTTATCCTCTGGATTAATGTGGTCTAGCTGTAACATTATAGGATGGCTAGGCTTGACACCACACACACTGCATCCATTGTGTAGTTTGTACTTGTTAATCCAATGCTTGCGTCTTGC